AAGTCACTATGTGACCAGCATATTGTCAAGATGCCACTGGAAGAAGCACAGATGCTATGCACTAGCGTATGGCATCATGCACCTGAGTATGCAGAGGAGCATGGGTTGTACAAACCTGTGCATCAGAAGCATCCGTGTACACTGTGGGCAATGGAGAACCGTGCCAATTACCGATGGGCATACAGCCTGTACACAGCTATGCTGTGCGAGTATCACCACAGGTATGGCAAGTGGCATGGTGCAGGTAAGCACAGCCTCGCTCTATACAAGGCAAGGGATTTGTTGCCAGACGGTGATGTGACTGCACACCCACAGTGTTTCAGTGGACACGATGACTGTAAGACAGATGAGGAGTGGCCTATCATGGCGTACCGTGCGTTCTACAAGGTTGACAAGACTGCCTTTGCACGGTATAACAAGGGAAGGAGTATGCCGGAATGGATGCAATAGTATTTATATTTGTAGTGTTACCACTATTAACAGTATTATTATAAAGGAGATATGATATGGCGAAGATAGAATATCACAACATGACACCCAAGCAACGCATGGCGTATTGGGAGAAGCTGCGTGAGAAAGATAAAGCTGCTCGTGCAGTCAAGATAAACAAGTTATCTCTTGAACAACGTAAGGCAGTTGTTGAAGTGAATAGACTGCTTGATAGCATACTTGATACCGCATTATACCCAGACATGGGTGGCATACGGGCTGTGTCTGCGTATGACTTGCAAGAACTGTCCGATGCAAAAGACACACTTGAATTTCAATTCAATCTGAAAGGAGAATAGATATGCCATTAGAATACATCCCTGAGAACCTCGACTTTGATGTAACCTTTGAGCCTACTCGTATAGCCGACAAGAAGTATGTCATTGACAATAACACCGGCGAACCTATCGCTATCGTGGGCAAGGACTTTACCTGTGCATCACATGGTGATTTCTTCCGTGATGTTATGTCAACTGTGACGGACAACCTGACTGATGAGCAGACAGATGGTGCGTCTATTGTGTGGCGTGATGCTCACCGCAATGGCTGGGCTATGATGGACATGACCTTGCCTAACATGAAGCATACCATCGTGACGCCAAAGCATGAGACTGAGATTGCACAACGCATCATTGCATTGCATGGTGTGGATGGTACGTGTTCAAACACTGTGCTGTTTGGTGCTATTGATTTCTTCTGCACCAACGGTATGATTCGTGGTGAGCATGACAAGGTACGCCGTAAGAACACTAGCGGCTTCAGCCTTGACCGATTCATCACACAGTTGGGCAAGTCAAACGATGACTTCACTAACTACCATCAGCAGATGCAACGCTGGGCGAACACCCCTGTGCTTGTGAGCAATGTCAAAGCTATGCTTGAATCACTGCTAAAGTCTGACCGTACAGCAGACAAGATGCTTACCCTGTACAACCAAGAAGCTGGTGTGCGTGGTGAGAATGCATGGGCATTGTATTCTGCCTTCACTAACTATGCCAGCTATGCTGATGAGCGTAATGGCTTCAAGCTGCGTAACACTGGCGGTGATACCAACGCTGTTAACATGTTCAAGCGTGAGCATGAAGTGTCACAGTGGATTGAAAGCAAGCAGTTCAAGGAGTTGATTGCAGCATGACACGTCACATTATCATAGACCATGATGACAACGAAAAGGTATCTTACTGGACACTCAGTGAGATACTTACCGAAATCAATCGGGATAGGTCTTCCGAATGGACAGACTATGATGAGTCCGATTGGCGTGAGGGATTAGAACACTGGACTAATCTTGAGTACGTTGGCAAGGAAATTGAGAAGCAATTTTGGACTGACCTCGCAGACAAACGAGATAGTATGCTTCTTAAATATAAGAAGGAGATGGGTTTATGAAGACTGTAAAACATCTTGTGGATAAGTACTACAATTCCAATGATTTCAAGATGTTACGAAGCAGAACTAAGAAAGACTATAAATACTTTCTTGGCATCATGCTAGATGATTTTGGCTCTGTGAAATTTTGTGAACTCACAAGTAAGCAAGCCAAACATGCATACGAAGGCTGGGTTGAGCGAGGCATTAGCCTTGCCAACCACGTCTGTACTGTGTCATCTATCCTGTTTCGTTACGCTATTGACATGGAGTATGCAACAGTCAATCCCTTTGCCAATGTCAGGCGCAAGACACCACCACAACGCAAGGTTGTGTGGACAGAGGATGATGTACGTCAATTCCTTGACACTGCCTATGGCGAGTTTCAGTGGCGCAGCATTGGCCTGATTGTACACATGGCATACGAGTGGTGCCAGCGTCTAGGTGACATGCGTCTGCTGACGTGGGATAACATAGACTTGGAAGAACACAAGCTATATCTTGAGCAATCTAAGCGCAGGGCAGAGGTGACTTTGCCTATCGAAGATGACTTGCTTGAGATGCTGACACAACAGGAGCAGGACTTTGGCTTTCAACAGTACGTTGTTCCCCGCACAACGCCCGTACAGGGCGAGTACCACCCGTACAGCATGGAACGTCTATCGAAAGCTGGAAGGGCTGTCATGCGTGAAGCTGGGCTGTCTGAGGAACTACGCCTGATGGACTTGCGGCGTACTGGCACAACGCAAATGGTAGAGGCAGGTGTGCCTATGGGACAAATCATGTCGGTTACAGGACATAGTAATCCACAGTCAGTAAAACCGTACATGAAAAATACATACGCCAGTGCAAATAGTGCCTTGACAGCACGTAAGTCGCATGGTAAAAGCACTTAACTGCCGCAACGAAAGTGAGTATATAATGAATAATATATATAACATTATAAGTGATATAGATGTACCCAATGGACAGACTAAACGTATGAACTGTCCTAATTGTGGTGGGTACAAGACCTTCACTGTTACTAACAACATGGGTAGCCTTGTGTGGAATTGTTACAAGGCATCCTGTAATGTAAGTGGCGGCAACCGTGTGCATCTCACAGTGGATGACATAAGGTCAGGCATAGGTAATGTAGCTGAGTTTGCCGATGAGACATTTGATATGCCATCGTACATCATACCACACAGAAACAAGCGTACTGTGCTTGCCTTCTGTTACCAGTACAAGCTAGACCCAGATGACTTGGGTGTGATGTATGATGTGAAGGATGACAGGATTGTATTTCCTGTAGTGCATGACGGTGTGACCGTTGATGCTACAGGCCGTGCCATTGGTAAGAGATTACCTAAATGGAAACGATATGGAAAAAGTGGCTTGCCTTACACCGTTGGGTGTGGTAAAGTCGCAGTTGTTGTTGAGGACTGTGTGAGTGCAGCCGTGGTTGGTGGCAAATCCTTTGTCGGGGTTGCGATACTTGGTACATCTCTACAAGAGTCGCATAAAGGGTATCTCGCACAGTTCTCAACAGCCGTAATTGCATTAGACCCCGATGCACTACCCAAGACTTTGCAGATGGCAAAGGAACTACGTGGTCACGTAAACGATGTTCGTGTACTACGTTTGAATGACGATTTGAAATATCGTAACCCGACAGATATGGAGAACTTATATGGAATTATCAATCATTAGAAGCCTAATGGATAAGTCATTCTACGATGACCATCGTGGTAGCAAATGCCCACCACGTTTGTTCAGCAAGGATGCACGTAAGATTAAAGAGGCTATCGACACAGCTATGGATAGGTATGAACGTACTGTCACACCCGATGAGGTTGAGGCATTGTTCATGGCTAACAATCCTACGCTGACTACAGCACAGAAGCAGGGCTACTCATCTATGTTCTCTTCTATCAAGCGTGAGCAGCCAATGGGTAGTGACATAGCACAAGAGGTGCTGTCTAAACTATTCCAGCAGGTTGTTGGCGAGGACGTTGCTAACATAGGCTTCGACATGGTGAATGGTGACAGTGCCACACTTGAGAAGCTACGCAACTTACTTGAGCGTTACGGTGATGACTTCATTCCTAACCTCAACATTGAGTGGGATGACATCACGATTGAAACCCTCATGGCAAAGGCTGAGTTGGAAGCCAAGTGGTCTTTCAACATACCATCAGTCACTCGTAAGGTGGAAGGTGTGTCTGGTGGTCAGCTTATAGAAGTGGGTGCTAGACCCAACACAGGCAAGACATCCTTCCACGCCAGCTTGATTGCTGCGCCGGGTGGGTTTGCACATCAGGGTGCCAAGTGTATCATCCTGTGTAACGAGGAGCCTACTCACCGTGTCGGCGCAAGGTACTTGACTGCTGCTGCTGGCATGACTGCACGTGAGGTGCGTGACAACATAGGCAAGGCCAAGGCACTGTATGAACCTGTGATGAACAACATCAGGATTAAAGATGCAGGTGGTCGTGACATGGCATGGGTCGAATCAGTCTGCAAGGCTAACAACCCTGACATTCTTGTGCTTGACATGGGTGACAAGTTTGGTGTGGCAGGTAACTATGCCAGACCTGATGAGGCACTCAAGGCTTGCGCCATCTATGCACGGCAGATTGCCAAGACATACGACTGTGCTGTATTCTATATGTCACAGTTATCTGCAGAGGCAGAGGGTAGGTCACAGCTTAATCAGTCTATGATGGAAGGCTCACGTACAGGTAAGGCTGCTGAAGCTGACTTGATGATACTGATTGGCAAGTCACCTAGTGTGGAAGGCCAAGAGGAAGACAGCCCATTGCGTCACATCAACATCGTGAAGAACAAGCTGAATGGCTGGCACGGTATGGTGAACGTAGAACTTAACTATCAGACTGCGAGGTACGAAGGATGAGGAAACAGTTTAGTGAAACCTTGCATGGCAAGCATGACAAACCTGCTCGTGTTCGTACTATGGAGTATATGCAGATACGAGGCTACGAGATATGGGAGAACCCTAATACATATGGACAGGACTTGATTGCGGAAGGCAGCAAGGGTAAGTTCTACGTGGAGTGCGAAGTCAAGACAGTATGGAGTGGCTCCGTGTTTCCGTATGATACACTACAGCTACCTGAACGTAAGTCTAAGTTCTTTGACAAGCCTACCCTGTTCTTTGTATGGAATAAGGAACTGTCTGATGCACTTATGTTTAAGTCGGAAGACATTAAAGACTTGACACCAGTAGAGGTATCTAATAAATATATAGCTTCTGGCGAGATGTTCTACCAGATTCCATTAACCCTGACAGGAAGAGTAAGGATGAGCAAATATGAAACTAACACTTGACGTAGAGAACACTGTCACCAAGCGTGATGGTAAGATGCACCTTGACCCATTTGAGCCTGACAACTCGTTGACTATGGTTGGCATGTTAGATGATACAGGTCGTGAACATCTTATATACTTTGACCATAATGACGTAGAACCTACGCCATACGGTCATGGTGTAGTTCAGAACGAACTAGATAAAGCTACCGTGCTTATCTGTCACAACGCAGCGCATGACTTGCTGTGGCTGTGGGAGTCAGGTTTCAAGTATGATGGGCCTGTGTTTGACACGATGCTTGCAGAGTATGTTCTGCAGCGTGGCATCAAAGAGCCATTGTCTCTTGAGGCTTGTGCAGAACGCTACGAGTTGGACACCAAGAAGCAAGATACACTGAAGGAATACTTCAAGCAGGGCTACAGTACTCGTGACATACCACACGATGAGTTGTCTGAGTATCTGTCTGCTGACCTTCATGCTACGCAGCAACTTGCTGACAAGCTGATGTATCGTTTGAATACACCAGCAGACAGTGGCCTACGTGGTACAGTAGACCTGACTAATCAGGTAGCTGTGTGCCTGTCACGTATCTATCAGCGTGGCTTTGCTGTTGACCTATCCAAGTTGGATGAGGTGCGTGAGGAGTTTGAGAATGAGAAGCAGCAACTGACCCATGACCTACAGGCTCATGTGCGTAAGCTGATGGGTGACACACCTATCAACCTCAACAGCCCAGAGCAATTGTCTTGGGTTATCTACAGTCGTAAGGTTGTTGACAAGCCGTATTGGGGCAACGCTATTGACCCATACATGGATGATGCAGACTTCCGCAGCTTGATTGCTGGCGGCACAGAGAAGATATACAAGACTAATGCAAAGCAGTGTAGTGACTGCAATGGCACTGGACAGATACGAAAGGTCAAGAAAGATGGAACACCATTTGCTAGAACAAATAAATGTACACGCTGTGATGGGGCTGGTTATCTTCTTATACCTGATGTGGAACTGGCGGGGCTAAAGTTCAAGCCGCCTTCAGCTAAGTGGGCAAGTGCCAATGGCTTTAGCACCAGCAAGCAGAACCTAGAGTTACTAGAGTCTGCAGCCAAGCAGCGTGGCATGGATGACGCTGTTGACTTCCTATACAAAGTGCGTAGGCTCAGTGCAGTAGATACATACCTATCGTCCTTTGTTGAGGGTATCAGTACATACACAAAGCAAGACGGTAAGCTGCATGTACGTTTGTTACAGCATCGTACAGCTACAGGTCGCTTCTCTGGTGCTGACCCTAACATGCAGAACATGCCACGTGGCGGCACGTTTCCTGTGAAGAAAGTATTTGTGTCACGATTTGCTGGTGGCAAGGTAATGGAAGCTGACTTCGCACAGTTGGAGTTCCGTGCTGCAGCCTACCTATCACAAGATGAGGTTGCTATTGAAGAAGTATCTACTGGATTTGATGTACACTCATACACCGCTAAAGTTATTACCGATGCTGGTCAGCCTACGAATAGACAGGATGCGAAAGCGCACACCTTTGCACCGTTATAT